TCATAAGTATAGATAATGATATATAACGGAACTAGAGGAACATTATGTTTATATTATAAAGGACTTCTTATTAGTAGCTTTGCACTTTCTAATATTAAGACCGTTGAAAAATATTTATATCAGGGTGAATACCTAATTAGAAAAAGTAAAGGTGTTCCCATTAGATTACAGATTAAAACATATCTTCATTTCTGTAATGAGATTTATAGAAGGAAGATAGATAAGTTACCTATTTATAAAAGCGACCATGAATTATTCTTATCCAGTTTATCAGCTTTATTAAGATTAAGAATTATTGAGAATGACGATTTAAATGGATATATGAGTTTCCAGAAAAAGAAATTACTTTAATCCCTTATGAAGTTTCCTAACTTCTGGGTCGTTTAATACTTCTTTATTTTCTAATATAAACTTAATAACTGTTTTCATTTTTGTTTTATTAGCCTTTTCTTTTTGTGCTTCTGTTTTTTCTTTCTTAGGCTTAGGTTTAGTAATCTCCTCAGCCTGTTTTAAAGTAATCTGTTTTCCCCTCTGCTGTTTAGGTTCTATCTTTTTCTTTTCATGATTCACCTTATATTTTTTAGATTCTATTAATTTAATTAAAGCGTTCACATTATCTCTATCCTTTGCAGGAACAGTAATCTTAGATAAAACATTATGAGCCTTTATTAGTTTCATTAATTCAGGAGCGGATAGCATGGTTTATTTATATTAATTAAAATATAATTATATAATATAAATGATTAATAAAACTTTTTCTAAGGGTGATATGATAGAAGTTATTAGGGCTTTTAATATAGATATCCCTAATTTCTCAAGCATGGATAAAGCTACTCTCTCTATGAAACTATGGGCTGAGTTATGTGATTTAGAATCTGTACCAGAAGAAAGGGAAGTGTTTAATATAGGAGATATAGAAGAACTTAAATTATATCTTATGAATAAGAATCCTAATAAGTTATTATCTGTGAAAGAAAAGTCTAAGATAATGAGGTTCTCTAAGGAAGTGGTTATCTATTGTAATAATGGCTATAATGTTGATATGAGCGTATTTAATGACTTTGAAGAAATAGAGATACAGATTAGAGATATATCTAAATATGGAGATATACCTTCTGTAAGAAGAGCTATTAAATTATTTAATAATGATCCTAAACTTAAAAATAAAATAGAACCTGTTATTTCTAATAAAGTGAAAAGAGAATTAGAAATAAAGAAGAAAAATAAAATTAAAAGGTATTATGGTTTAGTTTATAAAAAAGGAAGCTTTATTGTTTCTTTTGAATAAAATATTCTTTATAAGTTGATAATAATTTTGCATTATCCATATTCTTAATTTTAGCTGATAAACATTCTAAATATTTATGAGGAATGTATACCTGCTTTATCCAGCCTCTTTCTCTATGTTCGTAATCCCTGATTTCATACTGGTCTTCATTATAAGTCCAGACATATAAACCGTCTGTGAATAAGAAATAAAACTTCCATGTTCTATCGTCGTCCTGTAAGGTCTTTAAATATTCTATTTTATTATAGCCGAAGAAAGTGGTTTCATAACTATCATGTCTATTAGTTCTACTTTTTAATTCACCTATAATACCTGCATTTCTAAAATCTACCTGCTTCTTTTGATTTTGATATAACTTTAAATTATCTTCTAAATAAATATTTTCATTAAGATAAGCTACGACTAATCTTTCTCTAAGTTTTCCATATTCTAAATCTTCTATTAGATTCCACATTATATAATAAAGTTAGATTTTTTTTTAATGGAAATTAAACTCACTCTTCTTCCTGAGGCTTCTTAATATATGTATCCATGGCTACTTCCTTAGAATGTCCCATTATTTTATTATCTTTCTCTAGTTCCTCTTTCATATCTGCATATTTAGAACTTAAATATATCTTTCTTAACATGGTGGTAGATATGGACTTTCCCATATATTTTTTAGAGGTCTTTAATAGTAACTGTGATAAAGCATTTCTACTTAATGGCTTTCCTGTACTTGATTTAAATAATACACCCATTCCATTAATTCTAATATATTGTCTTAATAGTTTCTCTAAATCCTTAGGAATATCTATTATTAATTCTTGATATTTAGAACTGGTTTTATATTTATTTAATACCATAAACATTTTATTCTTATTAATAACTAAATAGTTCTCGGCTTTCTTATCCTCTTCACTTAATTTATTATAAGCTCTTTTATTTATAACCTCCATTCCTGCGAGGTCATTTCTTAAAGGAAGTCTGGTATAAATATTATATAATGTGTATACTTGAATAAGGTTTTTATCTTTCGCAGTTAGATCTTCTTTTTTCTTTAATTTCTTATCTTTAATTTCATGTCCCATTTGAACTATCATTTTATTCACCTCAGCTATATCTACGAAGTTTTCTTTTTGTTTATCACTAATAATACCTGTTGCCTGTTCCTCCTCATATTTTTTATTTAGTTCGTCCCTAATATCTGTATATTTTTTTATTAAGTCTTCATTATCTTTTTCAGTCATGAGATAAACTACAATAGCGTTTAAATAATTCCTTTTAGTTGTGTAATGTAATGAACTTAATTTATCTTCTACATTTTCAGGCTTATCTAAAAACTTTAAATTATCACTATTAAATATCTTCATTAATTTTAAAAGGTTTGAGACATACATTTTAACAGTTGATTCTTTTGCATTAGGGCGAGATTCACTTATAGTTTTAATTAGAGATTCTTTATCCATTTATATATAATATAAGATTTTATTTTTATATAAAAGGAACGAAAAATATTAAATGTCCTGAAAGTCCTCATTTTATTCACAGAAAAAAGGGAAGATTAAATATAGCTATTATATGGTCTATATTCTTGATTTTCTAATTTTGCTTTTTCGCTGAATATTTTTGAGGACTTTGAGGACTTTGAGACTAAAGGGATAAAAATATATTTATTATTTATTCATAAGAAGTATCTACGACACCGTCTATAATAGAGACTCTCTTCTCCATTTCTATATATGCTCTCTGGGTGAATGGTGCTTCGTCTACATTAAAACCAGAATATTTATAATGAAGCTCTAAACCACGGCTATCTACTCTCTGTCCGTCTGGGAATCTAAATGCCTGAACGAAAAACTGACCGTTTAGTTCGTCTGGTTGATCTATAACGAAGGACTGAAACTTATTATTAGCCAGAGAATTACCTTGACGAGAATACATGGTGCGAGTAACATGAGGAACGCTTCCTTCTGCCTGTTGAACGCCGTGATAATGAAGGGCTGAATTACTTCTATCAATAGGGAAAATAAATGAATCATTCTTCTTAATATTAGCTGTAAGTGAACCATAAGTTCCAGCAGGTTCTGTTCCTGTATAGGTTGCGATAGAACGGTAATCATTAAGGAGAGTGAGCTGGTTATGTTCTAATGCCTTCGTTCCGTCAGTAGAGGAATTACCCATTTTATTAGAGGAAAGCATAACGAACATTTTAGGAACTCTGCGTCCAGCACCACCTACATTTCTAATCTGGTTATTCCATGCCTCAGCATTAGCTAGAGTAGTTTTAGTGAGACGAGGTTCTAAGAAGGTGTATTCATAATTAGAGTTAGCCCTTGCATAAGCGTCCATTTGATCGCCGTCTAAGAATGTATAATCAGCGATAAGTCTAACTTCTTCCTGATTAAGTTTAATTTCAGTATCCTTTTGAGCCTTAACTGAGAAAGGCATACAGGCTCTCTTTCCTATTGTGGAACTTAAAGTGAGTTCTATCTGTACCTCTTCACGAAGCATAAATAGAGGGAACTGAACCCCACGAAGACAGGGAATAAGGTCTTCTAATTTAATGGAGAAAACTGGACTCTCTGCGAGTTCCTGAAAGGTTTGTAATTTCATGTCTGTATCAATAGCAGTAGCATTTTTAATATATTCCATACCTAAATCCATTCCTATAAACTTAGAAACATTAGAATCGTCGTCATATACTACACCATTAGAAATAGCTCTTCCGCTGAGATATTGTTCTCTCTGCTTGATAACTTGCTGGTCTATGAATAACTGTTTATAGAAATTATAGTGAGACCAGTCGTCTACTTCACATATAGTTTTTCCACCTATTTTAAGTGTGGCTCTTTGAATAAGAGAGCCTATACCTGTTCCTAGAGGGAGGAAAGAACTTGCGATAGAAGGGTCTGTGAATGAAAAGGTGATTCTGGATTGAGGATTTAAAAGACCTTTTCTTTGTAGCTGGAAACGAATAAAGGAATCGCTGAATACTACTGGTTCTAAAATATCAGTATCTATTCGCTGTTCCATGTCCGTTAGTTCTGCACCTACACCAGAAAGAAAATCAGGGATATCGTCCTTAGAGTAACTCATTTTTATATTACTTTAAAATATAAAAATTATTAAAAAAAAAGTTTAAATAATAAGTGAAGAAAAAATTAATTATACCTACTGAAATCTAAAAAATTATTATTTAATGTATCGTTTATTCTCATTTCTTTCTCGTCTCTTAGCATTTTTAAAACTTCATAAGGACTTAAATATTTTATTTCTCCTATGAGATTATCATATCTATCATAAATAGGAAGTTCTGCTATTGAATATTGTTCTATTTCATTAGTTAGATATATATATTGATTTTCACTTTCTTCTTTCCATTCTTTAATTTTTTTATCTAAATCTTTCTTATTCTGTTCTGTTCTAATATTTAGAATTAAGCTCATGATATCATTAGGAAGGTAATCAATCTTATTCATATTCATTTTAATATTACTAATAATCATTTCTTTATATGCTTTTATACTTACTTATAGATTTTAATTATATCTATTTAATTTTCGCTATTTTTAAATTACTGGATAACCTGAACTGAGCCGTCCTTAAATAATAGGGTCTGTTTAGAATGGACGAAAATAAATGCAGAAACAGGGTTATTATCTGTAAGTCCTATATCCATTTGAACTCCCCATGCGTCGTCCATAAAGTTTCCACCAGCAGTATCGCTTCCTACCGTATCATAAGCTACACCTACAATATAATTTAAACCTCCTGCGAGAACTGAATTATCTGTGGAAGTCCAGTCTTTATTACAGTTTAGAGGAGAGATAAGAGTGTGAGTAAGTTTATTATATGGAATAATAGCATTCATACCATTACGAATAACCTGTGGATCTACTTGTCTCTGCTTAGTATCTTGTTTATAGGCTGTATCTATATTATAGTCTAGAGGATATCTTATTCCTCCCTTAGTGAAAACTACCTGAGATAAATCAGCGATAGAACCGTCTTTCTTAGTAGGGATTAAAGTAGCCAGAGAATTAAAGTTTAGATTATTAAGGTGGTTAGAAGGAATAAAGTTCATGAATACACTATTAACCTTGCTGAGACCTAATGAGAAATTAATGTCTGCATTAGTGGAATTAATTGTCTGGTAGTAACCAGAGAAACTATTATATTCTAACTGTCCTCCACTTGAAGAAGGCATATCCTGAGGAGAAGGCTGGTGGGTTTCGCAGACTAACTTACAATTAAAGACCTCATAAAAAGCACCAGTTAGACCGCTCCCTACTGCGTCTCCGTCATTATCATAAAGGACGGCTGAACTGGGTGCGAGGTGGATATCAATAGTTAGACCTCCTACTCCTGACTGAGCTGAAAGGGGGATAGCAGAAGTTCCTGATAACAGTCCTGAGGGAAGGTGTATACAGAACTCATTATTATTAGCACCAGTAACACCAGAAGCAGAGCTTTCCTGTACCACGGAAAGCATTTGTCCTTCTAATGAAGGAAGGGTGAGACCTGTCTCGCCGAATGCCCCTATTAAATGTTTCTCGTCGCTGGTGGCTGGGAAGAATGTGGAATAGAACCTGTTCGCATGTCTTAGGTGTTCTATTGTCTGCTTACTGCGTGTAGAACTAATAACTAACTGATCTACAATAGACCAGACACCTAAACGACTATCCATTCTTAAATTATCACCTGCACTAACCGAACGGTCTGCTCCTGTGTAGGCGTTGAACTGACCTACGAATCTAACAGAACGAGGAAGTAGAAGGGCTTCCTGTTCGCTTATCTGGAATGAAATAATAGGTCGTCCTTCATTATACGAAAATGAAGCGTTATGATTCTGGGGTTTAATCTCATGGTAACGGTTACTCATATTTTATAATATTTAATATATAAAATATTTAATTAAAATAAAAATAAAAAAACATAATTATCTCTTAATATTCCACAGAAATACTATCACCTCTAATATTAATTCTTCTTAAATGGAAAACGAAATTATTCCATAATTTATTTTTAGTGGGCTGATCTGTTTGTTGATAATTTACTTGTAGATTAAAGTCTTTATTGCGAGTATCATAAATACCCTTATTTATCGCCAGAGCACGAGTTACTAAAAAGTTTCTACTGTATTCACTAAGGGACTTAGCTGAAATATCAGCCTGAACGAGAGATTTAGTCGTCTCTATTAATGGTTGCTGGTCTATACTGGTTTTAGAAGAAGTCTTACTGCATTTAAC